AGCCGAGCGCGCGGCGAACAGCGTCTCCTGCAATTCCTTGACCGACACGCCGGCGAGCGCGGCATGATCCTGGAGATCGACGAGCTGCTGCGATTGCTGGCCGACATAATCGACGAATGACCGCAAGCCCGCGATGGCCCCGGCCGTAGCGACACCGACGCCGGCGATGGCCAGCGTCACTCCGGCGACCGAACTCATGCCGCTGTCAGCGGAGGCGCCCGCGCGGTCCATGGCGTCGGAAAAACGATCGGCGCCGGAAGTATCGGCATCGATCACTAGCTCGGTCACGACGTTAGACATCAGTCAAGTCTTTCTGCTGCGAAACAGATCGTCCAGCATTTCGATGAGCTGGATCTCCCATGGCGCCAGGCGCACCCCGGTCAGGTGAATGAACGCGGCCAGGTCCTGCCAGCCGATCGGCTCGATGGAGAAGCCGGAGCGCCGGCGCGAACTGAGCCGGCAGAAATAATTCCAGAGATAGACTAGCTCGTCCGGCAGCGGCGGCGTCTCAAGCTCGGCCTCGAGTCTGGCGCGCTTGTCGGGCTTCCGCGTCCGCTCAAGCAGACCCTCGAGGATCTGCCGGTACGGGACGCCGTCTTCGAGCGTCGCGAGCTCGAAGGTCTTTTCAGCGAACGCCCTCAGCTCGTCGCGGAGGGCTGAATAAAATTTGCCTCGTCCCGCAGATATTCCGTGATCTGCTCAAGCAGCCAGCCCTTCTTCCGATCGAGCAGCAGCCGCCTTGCGGCGTCCGCGCTGAATTCGATCAATTGGCCGTCGAGCTTGATCGGCGAAAAACCCTTCGTCCGTGTCACGATGTTGTCGACGTTCTCGACGCGGATTTGATCGAGGCTTTCCTCGTCCTCTTTCCACTTCTTGCCGTTGGCCTGCGCCTGGCGCTTGGCCGCGGCCTTTTTCAGCGCTGCGCCGGCGACGCGGTTCGAGAGCTCGATTGTGGTGGCGTGACCTGGTCCGTAGAAAGTCCAGGTCCAGCCGGTTGGCTCAAGCGTTTTCGGATGCTTGATGACGAGCTTGCCCTCGTCCTGTGCATCCACCGCCGATAAATCAAAGTCTGTCATTCTGTTTGTACCTCAATGGTATGGTTTGATTTTGGGTTTTGCCTAAATTGTGCCGCGATCCGCAGTTTTCTATTTTGGCGGTGCTGCGCCTTCCAGGGCTGCGGCCGCTCAAGCTGGCGCTGCGTTGAGGCACGCATGAAGGACATGCAGGCTAGCCTAGAGAAGCTCCGCACAGATGCGGCGGAGGCGGCGCTGATACGGGACTTGACGACGGACATCCGTAAGCGAGAGCTGTTCGCCAACATAGCGGATCACTTGACAGCGCTCGCCGAAGTGGTTGAGCGCGCAATTGCAAATCGCCAAGCCGACGAGCAGTAGGACCGCTAGGCCGCCGTGGTCTGGAAGAGATCCTGGTCGGATCGAAACCGTTTGCCGCATCGGTCGCCTGGCCGACCAAGGCGGCCGGGATCGAGATCGTCTGCGTTCGTGGGCCGCCCTGTTTTGTGAAGGCCGAAGGATCGACGCTAGGTCGAAATCGGTCATTTCCCCTTACCTTCTGATGAATTATCGTGCGATCAACGGGCTCTAAGGCGAGCCCTAATGCTGGCTCGAACCGGGCGCGAAATGAGACCGTGGCTTGAAGATGAGCAACTTTGAACAGACTATCGCGATGAGTTTGTGCTGTTTGACATCCTGGCGACAGAACTACACCGGGACGTGCGGATGAGGGCTGGCACTAATTGGACGGAGTTGCTGACGTGCCCGGACTGCGGGCAATCGGGACCTGTCCATCTTTCTCAGCCCAAAGGACGCGTTTACGACGTCTGCGTGGAAGCCGTCCCGCCAGGCTTCAATGCCGTTCGCACGGAATACGGCCAAAGCTTCCTTTGTAACGCTTGCGACCGCGATGCGATCACCAGCTAGTCTAGCACATTGCGTCATTCGCTACGGTACGGAACTGGTCGCTATCTGAGCCCCGGCGGACGCTGATCCCGCCGCGCCAATCCAGCGCCTAGGTCGCAGTGGTCTGAAACGAGATCATGGTCGGATCAAAGCCGTTTGCCGCATCGGTCGCCTGGCCGACCAGGGCGGCCGGAATCGAGATTGTCTGCGTCCGCGGCCCGCCCTGCTTGGTGAAGGCCGAGGGATCGACGCTGCCGAGCGTGAAATTCGGCACGGCGATCGAGAGGAAATCTCGCGGCTCGGCCGTGTTGTCGACCGCGAGAATGTGCAGCGTGTAGCGCGTCTCCAAGATGAAATCGGCGAGCCGCGCCAGATCCTTGCGCAGCGCGGTTAGGTTCATCGAAACCTGCAAAGGTCCCGTGAACACGTCAGGCGAAAACTTCTGCGAGCCGGACCCGAACGTCGCCGGCGCGTTCGGCTGAATATTCATGGTCAGATCGAACGATGTCAGCTCGACCAGGTCGACGCCGCCAAAGCGGATCGTCGCGTCGACCACGGCGAACGGCGAATCCGTGGTCGCGACCGGCGCCGGAAACATCGGCGATGATGCAGCCGCCAGCGCCTCGATCTGTCCGGTCCCGGTACCGCTGGGATCGGCGGTCAAGAGATTGTTCGCCGACGACATCGAGAACTTGATGCCGCCCCAAACAAAATCCTGCACCACGGTCGACTCATCGATATCGCCCTCGTATTCCTCCACGGTCCAATACGACTTGAGCAGCGTCGCCGGATTGATCAGCCGCTTGCCCGGCCTGGTCAGCGTGCAAGACGTGTCCGGCGCGGCGTTCGCCGTCAGCTGCTCGGCCGTCGTGATCTTGGCCGGCGACAGAGCGGCAATACGCAGGTTGCGATTGTTGTTCGCAACATCCGGCAGCCCGGTCGCGCGGAAGACGTCGCCGACCCGAAAGCCCATCGCGATCGGATTGCCGGAGGTGAAATTGATGCCGTCGACCGCTGTCGTCAGGGACGTGAAGTCGGCCTGCGTCTTGGAAAACGCCGTGGCGTCCCAGGTGCCGCGCATGACCGCCTCGATGATCGGATCGAGCGCGCCGAGTGAGGACTCAGCATTGTAGGCCGCGCTGACTTGCTGGGTGCCGTGACGACCTCGCGTCGACATCCCGTCGCTGCGCACCTCGGCGGACGCGATCGCCGATTTGGCAAGCTTGACGCCGGGGCCGCCGGCGATACGCAGCACGTTGGCGCCTGCGCCGCTCGCTGGCATGCCGAGGCCGGCCTGCTTCTTGTAGGCAATCAGCGCATTGGATCCAGTCTGATAGGTGGGCATTGGCGCAAGCTCCTGCGTTCAAGCGACGAAATGGAAATCGAAGGGGATTGAGACCGTCACGCCGAACCAGTTGCCGTCATCACTGGCGGAATCGCCGCCCTGCACGGACGGACCGAGGCAGACAACCTTCGCGCCTGGCTCCGAATTGTAGAACGTGGCGCTGCGGAACACGTCGCCGGCCCGGCCGACCAACGCGAGATGATCAGCCAGGCCGTAGCCTTTCGGCACGAAGACGTGGATCATGATATGGCCGGACGTCAGCCAGGTCTGATTGCCCGGCAATCCGACGCCGCGCAGTGCCGTCTGCGCCTGGATCACTTCGAAATAGACCCACGGCGCGGGCGGTTGCGGCGGCCACGGATTTTGCGGCGCGTCCTCGTTCTGATAGGCAACGGGCGCGCCGCTGAAGTTTGCGGCGAAGCGCGCGCGCGCCGCCGCGACGGCGCCGGCATAATCAGCCATCTCAATTTACTTGCCCTGATCTCAAGCGCCGGCTGGCGCACAAGCCAGTCCTCGCGCGCCTTTTGCGAGAGGCGCCGGCCTGGCCTGATGCGCCGCGAGAACGACGCGAAGGCCTGCACGTCGCCGAACCGGACAGGCATGAAAGTGAACTTGACCGCGGCGCTGTTGCCGAACCGCTGCGCGACAATCAGCGCCGCATCCTCATAGACATGGCCGGGAAGCGTCATCTTGCCGTGGCCGATCTCGATCTTGCGCGCGTAGGGCACAGGGTTCGAAATGTTGATCTGGTCGCCGGCGCGGAACGCTGCGACATTGCCGTCGCTGACGACAGACCCATTCAAGAAAACGGTATGACTGTCGCGGTAGAGGCCCGGATGCTTGTCGGCACCCGTGCCGACCGGTGAACGCTCGCGCAGGGTCTGCAGGGCGAAATCCACGACCTCCTGCATTGCGAGGTAGCGAAAGACAATCCGCATCAAGGCACTTGGACGATCTCGTCACTCTTGCCGGTCGCCAGCTCGGTGACATCGATCGGAATGATTGCGTTGGCGCGGTTGCGATCGTCCTCGGCCCGGATCGCCTGCATCATCTCTTTGCGTGCTTTCCGGAGCGCGTTTTGCTTCGCGATGTCCATCGCCTTCCGCGCGTTGAGCGGACCGAACGCGTCACCGGAAAAGATACTCTTAACGAGGAGCGTGGCCTCCTCGCTGGTGGAAAGTTCGGCAGCCGCATCCAAGCGCCGCCGATAATCCGCCTCGTCAAACACGCGCACCATCGCTACCCCCTGACCTGGATTTCAAGCGCTACAAGCGTGCCCTGGATGCGCCTGGTTTCGTCGTCGACACCCAGGATCAAGACCTCTCTGCCGCGAATAACCAGCTTGTCGTCATTGTTCAGCGGTAGGATCGCCGACAGCGTATCGACCAGGGCGATCACCTTGCGGTCGCCCTGGACGATGCTGCCGACAATCTCATTTGGCTGGTAGCCCATGACGCGCGCGAGCGTCGGCGTATCGGCAAAGGTGCGCGCGGCACCTGTGCCGGCGTAGCGGCGGACCTGGATGGTCGCGCCATTCTCGTGGATGAAGCGACGATGCTGATCGAAGGCATCCGCCGGCGTCATGCCTGGCCCGTCGCCGGCGGCACTTCCGCAGTCGCGTCGATCGCCGGCGTCTCATTCGCCTGATCGGCCGGCGCCGGCGCCACCTGGTTGACGGGAAGCAACGTCGCAGTCGCCTGCGAGGCCGCCGCTGGCGGCTCGTTCACCTGGTCGACCGGCGTCGCCGGCACCTGGTTGACGGGCGGCAGCGCCGCCGTCGCAATCGGCGTGGCCTCGGTCTTGCTGCTAATGACCTGCCCCGCCTGCGCGCCACCATCGGAGTTTTGGCCATCCAGGCCATCCGTAGGGCCGCCGTTGGAGCCTCCGACCATCCGCTCGATCGTGGCCTGCAGACCGTTCTTGTACATTTCGAGCTGCCCGACATGCGCCTTGCCGACATCGTGCAGGTCGTAACGCTTGCCCGTCACCTCGATGTCGGCTTCGCTCTTTTCCGCGCGCCTCAGGCGGCTCCCAAATGCCGCCAGCGCCATCGGTCGCTTGATTTCAACAGGACGCTTGATATCCG